CCCAGCCCCACCCCGGTATAAGCCGATCGCGGGCGCCAACCTGTAAGCCCCGCTTACCAGTTGGCGCCCGCCGACGCTGGCAGCCGTCAAGCAATCCTTAACAGTTGCCACCCGCCACCGCACCGCAGGCACCCGCCATGGCCACCCTCACCGCCCCGCTCGAAGACTGGCTCCGATCCGTGCTGGCCAGCGCCGCCCCCGCCCAGCGCCGCGCCCTCATGCGCGACCTGGTGCAGCAGCTGCGCCGCAGCCAGGCCGACCGCATCGCCGCCCAGCGCAACCCGGATGGCTCCGCCTACGAGCCACGCAAGCCCCAGCCCACGCTGCGCGAAACCCGCGGCCGACTGCGCCGCACCATGTTCGAACGCCTGCGCACCCCCTCGCACCTCAAGGCCAGCACCACCGCCGACGGCGCCGAACTCCACATCAGCGGCGAATCCGGCCGCATCGCCCGCGTGCACCAGTACGGACTGCAAGACCGCGTCAACCGCCGCGGACTCACCATCCGCTACCCCGTGCGCGAGCTGCTCGGCTTCACCGCCGACGACAAGCGAGACACCCTGCAGGCCCTGCTCGAGCACTTCACGCCGCGCTGATCCGACCGCGCAGCAGGACCATTTTCCTGACGTCACGAAAATGGTCCTCCGTCCAGCCCTCTGCCGGCAAAGCGCCCCCGCCCTGCCGCAAGCCCGCCACCATTCCGGCGCCCTCACCCAAATGGTGCGCCGCCCGGCCAGTGTTCTAAGCGCGCCCCCGCAAAACCAGCAGCCCCGGCCAACCTCGCGCGCGCGCGGCATCCTGCCCGCCATGCACCCCGACACCGCCCACCTCGACACCCTGCGCCGGCTCGACAACCTCGTCCGCCTCGGCCGCATCGCCGCCGTCGACCACGACGCCGCGCGCTGCCGTGTCCAGACCGGCGGCAACCTCACCGGCTGGCTGCCCTGGCTCGCCCAGCGCGCCGGCGCCACCCGCACCTGGTGCCCGCCCACCGTCGGCGAACAAGTCATCATCCTCAGCCCCAGCGGCGAGCCTGCCGGCGGCATCGTGCTCACCGGCCTGTACTCGGAGCTGGTGGAAGCGCCGAGCACAGCGAGCGCCGAGCACATCACCGACTACCCCGACGGCGCCCGCATCGCCTACAACCACGCCACGCACGCCCTCACCGTCACCGGCATCAACACCGCCACCGTGCAGGCTGCCACGCACGTCACCGTCGACTGCCCGCAAAGCACCATCACCGGAAACGTCCTCATCCAGGGCACCTGCACCGTGCAGGGCCTGCTCACCTACCAAGCCGGCCTATCCGGCACCGGCGGCGGTGCCGGCACCACCATCAGCGGCCCCATCACCCAAAGCGGCGGCAACCTCACCAGCAACGGCATCGTCCTGCACACCCACAAGCACAGCGGCGTGCAAACCGGCGCCGGCCAGACCGGGGCCCCGGTATGACCTACGGCACCCACGCCACCACCGGCGCCGCCCTCGACGAGCTCGCGCACATCCGCCAATCCGTGCGCGACATCCTCACCACCCCGGTGGGCTCCCGCGTCATGCGCCGCAGCTACGGCAGCCTGCTGCCCGAACTCATCGACCAGCCCATGCACGGCGCCACCCGGCTTCGCCTTTACGCCGCCACCTACATGGCCCTGCTGCAATGGGAGCCGCGCATCCGCCTCACCGCCGTCCGCCTGCTCGACAGCACCGCATTCGGCGGCGCCTTCGCCCTCGAGCTCGAAGCCCAGCGCCTGCGTGACAGCGCCACCGCACGCCCGCTCACCTTCCAGATCGCCCTGCGCGGCAGCGCGTAACCGGACGCCCGCCCATGACCATCGACCTCTCCCGCCTGCCCGCCCCCAGCGTCGTCGAATCGCTCGACTTCGAAACCCTCTTCGCCGCCATGCTCGCCGACCTGCAGGCGCGCGACCCCAGCTTCGCCGCCCTGGTCGAATCCGACCCCGCCTACAAGATCCTGCAGGTTTGCGCCTACCGCGAGCTCCTGCTGCGCCAGCGCGTCAACGAAGCCGCCCGCGCCGTCATGCTCGCCTACGCCGCCGGGCCCGACCTCGACCAGATCGGCGCCAACTACGCCGTCCCGCGCCTGCTCATCGCCCCCGGCAACCCGGCCGCCATCCCGCCCATCCCCGACACCTGGGAAGCCGACGCCGACTACCGCTACCGCATCCAGCTCAGCATGGCCGCCTACAGCGTCGCTGGCCCGCAAGACGCCTACCTGTTCCACGCCCTCTCCGCCGACGGCCGCGTACGCCACGTCAAGGCCGAAAGCCCCACCCCCGGCAACGTCGTCGTCACCGTGCTCGGCCGCGACGGCGACGGCACCCCGCCCGCCGACCTGCTGTCCGCGGTCGTGGCCCGCCTGTCCGCCAAGACCGTCCGCCCGCTCACCGACGCCGTTACCGTACGCGCGGCCACCATCGTCCCGTTCAGCATCACCGCCACCCTCACCTTCTACGCCGGCCCCGACCCCGCCGTCGCGCTCGCCGCCGCCCAGGCCGCGCTCGCCGACTACCTCGACAGCGTGCGCAAGGTCGGCCACGACATCACCCGCTCCGGCATCTTCGCCGCCCTGCACCAGCCCGGCGTGCAGCGCGTGCAGCTCACCGCCCCCGCAGCCGACATCACCATCAACACCCTAAGCGCCGGCTACTGCACCGCCATCACCCTCACCGACGGCGGCACCGATGAATAAGCCCAGCCTGCTGCCCCCGGCCGCCGGCACCTTCGAACGCCACGCCGAGCAAACCACCGCCCGCCTGGCCGACGTGCCGCCCGATGTCCGCAAGGTCTGGAATCCAGACACCTGCCCCGCCGGCATCCTGCCCTGGCTCGCCTGGGCATTCGGCGTTGAAGACTGGAAAGACTACTGGCCCGAAGCCACCAAGCGCGCCGTCATCCGCAACAGCATCCCGCTGCGCCGCCTGCGCGGCACCCGCGCTGCCGTCGAAGACGTCGTGCGCAGCTTCGGCTCCAACCTCGTCATGCAGGAATGGTGGGAAACCTCCCCCACCGGCACGCCCCACACCTTCGCCGTCGTCATCAACTACGGCGCCGCCGAAGGCACCGTCACCGAAGCCTTCCAGCAAGACATCGTCACCCAGATCACCCGCGCCAAGCCCCTGCGCAGCCACTTCACCGTGGGCGTAGGCCTCGAGGCCGCTGCCCAGCTCAACGTCATCGGCTACATCCGCGCCGGCACCTACAACCGCCTGCAGCTCGCCGGCTAGTCACGAGGCACACATGACCGCACTCGCCCTCACCATCACCACCGCCGGCCTGGCCGCGGCCGTCAACGCCGCCAACACCGGCCTCGGCCCCATCGTAATCACCCAGGTCGCGCTGGGCAGCAGCACCTACACCCCCACCGCATCGCAAACCGCCCTGGCGGCTGAGGTCAAGCGCATCAACACCTTCGGCGCCGACGTCGTCGCCGACAACACCCTGCACGTCACCATCACCGACACCTCCGCAGACACCTACACCATGGGCGAGGTCGGCCTCTACACCAACACCGGCGTGCTCTTCGCCGTCTACAGCCAGGCCACGCCCATCCTCGAAAAAGGCGCCGAACAGCTCGTCCTGCTATCGGCAGACATCCTGCTCACCAGCGTCCCGCCCGGCAGCGTCACCATCGGCGACACCGAATTCATGCTCCCCCCGGCAACAACCGAGCGGCAGGGCATCGTCGAGCTCGCCACCGGCGCCGAGGTCGCGGCCGGCACAGACAGCGCGCGCGCCGTCACCCCCGCCGCGCTGCTCAGCCGCACCGCAACCGACACACGAATCGGCCTTGTCGAGCTCGCCACCGGCGCCGAAGCGCTCGCCGGCGAAGACGCGACCCGGGCCGTAACCCCGTCAGCCATGAAAACGGCCCTGCTCGCCGCATTCCCGGTCGGCGCGGTCTACATCACCGCCACCAACACCAGCCCGGGCACCTTCCTGGGCGGCACCTGGGCGCAGATCGCAGCCGGGCGCACGCTCATGGGCGTGGGCACGCTAGGAACAGACACCTACGCCGCCGGCGCCACCGGCGGCGCTGCGCGCGTCACGCTCACCACCACCGAAATGCCCGCCCACAATCACGGCGGCAACACTGGCGGCAACAGCGTCGACCACACCCACAGCGGCACCACGGCAAGCGCCGGCGCACACACCCACACCTACAAAAAGTTCAACGGCTGGACAAACGGTGGTGGCGGCTCAACCAACACCACCATCGACGGCAACGGCGCCGCCACCTACTTCGCCGACACCGCCACCACCAGCGCAGGCGCACACACCCACACCATCACCACGGGCGCCAACAGCGCAGACCACACCCACGCCATCACCAGCCAGGGCAGCGGCGGCGCCCACGAAAACCGTCCGCCCTATCTGGCTGTCTACTTCTGGCAGAGGACCGCATGAACAAGATCACCATCATCCCGCCCGACGCCTACGTCGCCGTCGACGGCGTGCAGCACTTCGGCGTCGACATGTCCTCAGCCCCCGCGGGCGTGCGCGCCATGCACTGGGCCGGCAACGCGGGCGTGGTCGAGACCGAAGCCGGCGCGCAGCACATCGACTCCCTCAACCTCTGGATGCCCGTCCTGCAAGCCATCAACGCCGCACCGCCCCCGCCGCCGCAAGACCCACCGCCCTCCGAGCCCACCCCCGACCAGATCCGCGCCGACCGCGTCGCCTACGTCTACGCCCACCTCAACACCGCCGCCCAGGCGCTGGGCTACGACGACATCCGCGCCGCCGTCACCTACGCCGACGAGCCCATCATCCCCAAGTTCCAGGCCGAAGGCCGCGCCTTCCGCGCCTGGCGCTCGCTCGTGTGGGCGCACTGTTACCTGGTTCTCGACGACGTGCAGGCCGGCCGGCGCACCATCCCCAGCGCGCAAGACCTGATTGCCGAGCTGCCCGCCCTGCACATCGCGTACCCAGCCGACCCTCCCCCGGACGCCTGACTCCGCCACCCCACCCAACAAGAGGCCAACGCCCATGACCGAGCCCATTACCCCCGCCGCCTTCGGCCTCACCGCCGCGGGCGTCACCCTGTTCGGCGTCGCCACCGGGCTCGACCCCGCCCTGCTGTGCGCCGGCGCCGCGGGGGGCTGGTGGGCCATGACCTACCAGCCGGTGCTCGGCGCGCTCGACCGCGTGTCGCGCGTCGGGCTCAGCGCGCTGGTGGGCGGCTGGGGCTCGCCGGTGGCCGTGGGCTACGCCGCCGGCAACGGCTGGCTGCCCGACACCGTGCCCACGCAGATCGCCGGCTTCCCGGTCGCGCTCGGCCTCGGCCTGCTGGCCGTCGATGTCATCGGCCGCAGCCTCATGCGCTTCGCCCAACGCAAGGCCGAGGAGGTCGCCAAATGACGCCCCTGCTGCTCTCCATCACATCGGCCGCCGCCTGCGCCGTTATCCTCTGGCGTGCCGAGCCCGCCCTCAACCGCATGACGCGCGCCACCCCCGGCCCGGTGCGCGTGGCCATGTGGCTGCTCACCGTCGGCGCCGCCGCGCAGCTCCTCGCCATCACCATGGGCACCATCCCGCAGTGGCCCACCGTGCTGCTCGAGCTCGGCGTAGCCTGCCTGCTCTACTGCGAACGCCGCCTGCGCGTGCTCATCCCCCCCCCGCGCAAGCCCCCGCGGCGCCTGGGCATCGACCCCGGCCAGTTCTAAGCCCCCTCCCGCAAAACCCGCAGCGCGCCAGACTTTCGCGCGCGCGCGGCATGCTGCGCACGTCATCCCAATCCAGGCGCCCCGCCACACCACCCGGAGACGTGCCCCATGGCCACCGATTACCACCACGGCGTACGTGTCGTCGAAGTCAACGACGGCATTCGCCCCATCCGCACCATTGCCACCGCGGTCATCGGCATCGTCTGCACCGCCGACGACGCCGACGCTGTCGCATTCCCCCTGAATACCCCGGTGCTGGTCACCAACATCATGACCGCCATCGGCAAGGCCGGCACCGAAGGCACGCTGGCCAAGACGCTGGATGCCATCGCCGACCACGGCGCCCCCATCGTCGTCGTCGTGCGCGTGGCCGAAGGCCTCGACGACGCGGCCACCACCACCAACGTCATCGGCACCGTCACCGTCGGCGGCCAATACACCGGCATGCAGGCCCTGCTCGCCGCCGAGGCCAAGATCGGCGTGCGCCCGCGCATCCTCGCCTGCCCGGGCCTGGACAACCAGGACGTCGCCGCCGCGCTCGCCACCATCGCCCAGAAGCTGCGCGCCTTCGCCTACATCGCCGCCTGGAACTGCGACACCGTCAGCGCCGCCACCGCCTACCGCGCCAACTTCAGCCAGCGCGAACTCATGCTGATCTGGCCCGACTTCCTCGCCTTCAACGTCGCCACCAGCCTCACCGAGACCGCCTGGGCCACCGCCCGCGCCGTCGGCCTGCGCGCCAAGCTCGACGAAGACATCGGCTGGCACAAGACGCTGTCCAACATCGGCGTCAATGGCGTCACCGGCATCAGCAAGGACGTCTTCTTCGACCTGCAGAACCCGGCCACCGACGCCGGCCTCCTCAACGCCGAAGAGGTCACCACCCTGGTCCGCCGCGACGGCTTCCGCTTCTGGGGCTCGCGCACCTGCTCGGACGATCCGCTGTTCGCCTTCGAGAACTACACCCGCACCGCGCAAATCCTCGCCGACACCATCGCCGAGGCGCACATGTGGGCCGTCGACAAGCCCATGCACCCGTCGTTGGTCAAGGACATCATCGAAGGCATCAACGCCAAGTTCCGCGANCTNNNNGGCCTGGGCTACATCGTCGANGCNNNCGCCTGGTACAACGCCGAGGTCAACGACGCCACCACNCTNAAGAGCGGCAAGCTCTACATCGACTACGACTACACCCCCGTCCCGCCGCTGGAAAACCTCGTCTTCCAGCAGCGCATCACCGACCGCTATCTGGTCGATTTCGCCGACCGCATCAACGCCTAAGCCGCCCGGATCATCTTCGTAACGCCGCGAAGATGATCCGCCGCCACGCCCGCCCACCGAGGACACTGCAATGGCACTCCCCCGCAAGCTCAAGAACTTCAACCTCCTGCTCGACGGCGAGTCCTACGCCGGCGTNGCCAGCGAGGTCGTGCTGCCCAAGCTCACCCGCAAGACCGAAGAATTCCGCGGTGGCGGCATGAACGGCCCCGTCGCCNCCGACATGGGCNTNGAAGCNCTCAACATGGAATTCACNGTCGGCATGGACGTGCGCGTCTACCGGCAATTCGGCATCAGCAAGGTCGACGGCGCGCTGATTCGCTTCGTTGGCGCCTGGCAGCGTGAGGATTCCGACCAGGTCACGGCCGCCGAAGTCGTCGCCCGCGGCCGCTACACCGAGCTCGACCCCGGCACCGCCAAGGCCGGCGAAGACGCCCCGCTCAAGGTCATGGCCAACCTCAGCTATTACAAGCTGACGGTCGACGGCCAGGTCGAAGTCGAGATTGATCTGATGAACTTCGTCGAAGTCGTCGGCGGCGTCGATCGACTGGCCGAACAGCGCAACGCGCTGGGCCTGTAAGCCCTGCACCCCAAACGGCTACGCAGGCGTCCTCCCTCCGCCTGTCCTGATAGCGCCGGACTTTGGCGTCACCGGCACCCCCACAAACCGGAGTCCCACCCATGACCACCCCGATCGAACTCGAAAGCCCCATCCAGCGCGGCAGCAGCGTCGTGTCTTCCATCACCCTGCGCAAGCCCGACGCCGGCGCCCTGCGCGGCCTCGTCCTCAGCGACCTGCTGCGCATGGAAGCCGGCGCCGTCGCCGACCTGCTGCCCCGCATCACCGAACCCCCGCTGCTGGCGCACGAAGTCGCCCGCATGGACGCCGCCGACCTCATGAGCTGCGCCGTGGAGATCTCCAATTTTTTGCTGCCGCGGTCACTCAAGCCCGCCGGCTGACCGACACCGACCCCGCCCCCCCGCGCCGCGTTGAAGACGCCATGGCCGACATCGCCACCGTGTTCCACTGGCCGCTCGCCGAGCTGGCCGCAATGGACCTGGCCGACCTCATCGCCTGGCGCGAACGCGCCCGCGTGCGCGCCGAACCCGCCGAGGACTGACGCATGAGCACATCCCAAAGCCTGCGGCTCCAGGTCATCCTCGGCGCCGTCGACCAGCTCACCCGCCCCCTGCAGGGCATGATGCAGGGCAGCCACAAGCTGTCCGGCGCCGTCAAGGAAGCCCGCGACCGCCTGCGCGACCTCGAGGCGCAGCAGCGCCGCATCGGCAACTACCAGGGCGCCACCCAAGCCCTCACCGACAACGCCCGCGCGCTCGACACCGCCCGCGACAAGCTGCGCGGCCTGCGCGACCAGATCATCGCCACCGAGCGCCCGCACAAGGCCCTCACCGACGAATACCGCAACGCCCGCCGCGAAGTCCGCCAGCTCGAGCGCGACAACGCCAAGCTCGCCCGCAGCCAGGCCGACGCCCGCACCCAGATCGAACGCAGCGGCCTGCCCGTCAGCCAGCTCGCCACCCGGCAGCGCGAGCTCGCCGCGCAAATCGACCGCGCCAACGGCCAGCTCAACGAACACGGCCGGCGCCTGGCCGCCGTGCGCGAACGCCAGCGCGAATGGAACCGCGCCATGGAAGCGCGCAACCAACTGCTCAACGCCGGCGCCGGCCTGCTCGCCACCGGCACCGCCATGGGCCTGCCCATCGTGGGCATGGTCAAGGACTTCGCCACCTTCGAGGATGCAATGCTCGGCGTGGCCAAGCAGGTCGAAGGCGCGCGCGACGCCAGCGGCCAGCTCACCCGCACCTACCACGAGATGGCCGACGCCATCCGCACGCTCAGCACCGACGCCCGCATCGGGCAGAGCGCCGTGCAGATTGCCGCCCTGGTCGAAGCCGGCGCCCGCATGGGCATCCAGGGCAGCGCCGACCTGCTGCAGTACGCCCGCACCGCCGGCATGGCCGCCACCGCCTTCGACGCCATGGCCGACCAGATCGGCGAGAACATCGCCAAGGTCGCCGGCCTCTACAAGATCCCCATCGCCAACATCGGCGAGCTGGGCGACACCATCAACTGGCTCGACGACAACGCCCAAAGCAAGGGCGCCGACATCATCGAGGTGCTCACCCGCATCGCCGGCATCACGCAAACGGTGAACATGACGATGCGCGACTCGGCCGCGCTCGGCTCCACCTTCCTCAGCCTGGGCGCCTCGGCCGAGGTCGCCGCCACCGCCACCAACGCCGTCATCCGCGAACTGGCCATCGCCGCCAACCAGCCCGCCCGCTTCCAGGACGCGCTCAAGTCCCTGGGCCTGGCGCCCGACGCCGTGCAGCTCGGCATGCTCAAGGACAGCACCGGCACCATCATGCAGGTGCTCGCGGCCATCAAGGCGCTGCCCGAAGAGAACCAGCTCGCCGCCACCGTGGGCCTGTTCGGCAAGGAATACGGCGACGACGTCGCCAAGCTCGCCCAGAACATGGACGAATACCGCCGCCAGCTCGCCCTGGCCAACGACGAGCAAGCCCGCGGCAGCATGGCCCGCGAAGCCGACGCCCGCGCCATGGCCTTGTCCGCCCGCTGGCAAGCCGGCATGAACCGCCTGTTCAACGCATCCACCCGCGCCGGCGAAACGCTCAAGGGCACCCTGGTCGGTCTCATCGAATGGGCAGGCCGCGTGCTCGAGGCCATCGACGGCTGGATGCAGCGCAATCCCGGCCTGGCGTCCGCCCTCATGCACACCGCCGCCGCCGTCGCTGCCATCGTCACCGGCATGGGCGCGCTCGCGCTGGGCCTGGCCGCCGTCATCGGCCCCTTCGCCATGCTCAAGATCGGGCTGGGCATCATCGCCCCGCTGCTGGCCGCCATCAGCGCCCCCGCGCTCGCCGCCGTCGCCGCCATCGCCGCCGTCGGCACCGCCGGCGTGCTGCTGTGGCAGAACTGGGACACCGTCAAGGCCAAGCTCGCCAGCATCTGGGACAGCATCAAGGCCATGTTCAACGCCGGCGTGCAGTACATCGTCGACAAGCTCGCCGCCATCAAGGCCGCCGTCAGCNTCGACTTCGGCAGCATGTTCAGCTTNGGCGGCCCNAGCNCCGCCGGCGCNGCCCCGCTGCGNGCCCCCGGNNCCGCCAGCCGCAGCACCACCACCAGCAACACCATCACCGTCAACGCCGCCCCCGGCCAAAGCGCCCCCGAGGTCGCCCGCGAGGTCGACCGCCAGCTCACCGAGCGCGAACGCTACCGCGCAGCCCGCCGCCGCAGCATCCTCGGCGACGTCGATTGAGGCCACCCATGGACATCTACGACCGCGCCACCGAACGCGAAGAACAAGACCGCGAGCTCGCCCTCAAGCGCCTGCGCCCCGCCGGCCCTGAGGCCACCGGCTGGTGTCTCAACTGCGGCGCCGACCTGCCCGCACAGCAGCCCGGCCTGCCCGCCCCGCGCTGGTGTGACTGCGACTGCCGCGCCGATTGGGAGCACGCGCAACCATGATGATGGCCCTCGGCTTCTTCGTCTTCAGCCTGCACACCGCCGCCTACCAGGAACTGCAGCGCCAGCTCGCCTGGCGCCACGCCAGCGTCCCGCGCGTGGGCGACCGCCCCGCAAGCCAGTACATCGGCCCCGACGACGAGACCATCACCCTCGCCGGCGTGCTGCTGCCCGAGCTCGCCGGCGAACGCCTCAGCCTCGACGTGCTGCAAGCCATGGCCGACACCGGCGACGCCTGGCCCCTCATCGAAGGCACCGGGCGCATCTACGGCCTGTACGTCATCGAATCCCTGCAGACCACCCGCACCCTGTTCTTCCAGGACGGCGCCGCGCGCCGCATCGACTTTTCGCTCAGCCTCAAGCGCGTCGCCGACACCGGCCTCGAGCTCGGCAGCGTGCTGGGGGAACTGCTGCTGGACCAGATCCGATGATGACCACCGCCCTCCCCGCACTCGACCTCTACGCCCCCGGCCAGCTCGCCGTCGAAGCCAAGCGCCCCAAGTCGCCCGGCCCCCTGCTCGAAGGCTGCAACAGCCAGCGCACCGGCCACCCTCAGCGCCGCGGCATCCCCGTCACCTACCCCGTGCAGCACGGATGGACCGACGACGGCCGCCGCATCATGCGCCCGCACACCAACGTCCCCGTGGCCATCGCCTGTGGCCACCTCGGCCGCGCCACCGCCCCCGGCTGCGCCGGCTGCGCCAACCAGCACCGCGCCTGACGCTGCCGCCCTGATGCTCCAACTCCACCCCATCCCCGCCAACTGCCGCACCTGCGCCCAGGTGCAGCTGCTGCGCNCCCNCGCCACCGAATCCGCCACCTGCCTGCAAGGCCACCCCCTGCGCGCCGNCTGCCCCTGGCACNCCCCGCGCACCGCGCCCATTCCGGGAACCGCCTGATGCCCTACCGCCAGCCCGCNTACCGCATCCTGGTCGATGGCCAGGACATCACCCCCGNCATCCGCCCGCGGCTCGAATCNCTGCNCCTCACCGACAACCGCGGNCTNGANGCCGACACNCTCGACATCACCCTCGACGACACCGACGGCGCNCTGGCCCTGCCCCCGCGCGGCGCCCGCGTGCGCCTGGCGCTGGGCTGGGTGGGCCAGCCGCTCGAGGACAAAGGCGACTACCTGGTGGACGAGCTCGAGCACACCGGCNCNCCCGACCGCCTGCTCATCCGCGCCCGATCGGCCGACCTGCGCAGCGGCATCGCCACCAAGAAGGAGCGNAGCTGGCACGGCGTGACCCTGGGCGACCTGGTGCGCAGCNTNGCCGCGCAGAACAACCTGCAGCCCGCCGTGGGCGANGACCTNGCCGCCGAGCCGCTCGACCACCTCGACCAGACCGCCGAGTCCGACGCCAACCTGCTCACCCGCCTGGCCGANGACTTCGGCGCCATCGCCACCGTCAAGGCCGGCCGCCTGCTCTTCGTGCGCGCCGGCCAGGCCACCACCGCCAGCGGCCAGCCCCTGCCCCGGCTCACCCTCACCCGCAACCTGGGCGACAGCCACCGCTTTGCCGTGGCCGACCGCGCCGCCTACACCGCCGTCCAGGCCA